CTTTCTCCTCGGCATCGCCGTCTGGGAATTCGCCTGGCGCACCGAATCGGTGCGTGAGGGATTCGCAGAGTACAGCAGCGAAACCGGTGCCTGGCGATGGCGTTCCGACCTCCGTCGGCCGCTGCACGACCAGCGCGGTTGGGAAGAATGCCCCGTCTGCGGCGGTCGGGGCGAGATCTTCCTGGATTTCGAAGTCGAGACGAGTAGTGCCGGGTCGAGCGTCGACCGGAATGATCCGATCACGTGGTACGATCCGAGCAAGCCAGTAGAGGAGATGTGACATGGCGACGATCAGGAGCGTCAGCAACAACACGAACCCGCGTGGAGTGACTCGGCCGAGAGACGGTCGCGGCGGCGGGCGTGGAATGCCCGGCGGCCGGCGAGGTGGACGCAACGCCGGCGGATGCCGTCTCGGCGGCCCGGGACGCGGACAGGGCGGCGGGCGAGGTGCCGGTCGAGGACGACTCGGTTAGGTTGCATGCATGAACATCGACACGAGACCGCGAAGACGCCGAAGATTGTCGCCGCGAGCCTGGAACCTGGTCGAGTACGTCGCCGTTTTCGGCGCGCTCGCGGCAGCTTTCGGTCTCGTCTGGATGGCGTTATGACCGCGCGCTGGAGATCGACGCATCGCGAAACAATAATCGCCGTCGTGCTAACCGGTATAGCCGGCGCGATGATCGTGCTGGCTCGCTACCTATAGACGCGAGCCGCAACACACGGGCCGACCCCGCCCATGCCGAGGTCACCCTCCGACGAGACGCCACGGAGGGGAACGGCCTATGCCGGTTCCAACAGGATACGAGCACGTCACCGAAGAAGAGATTCGTACCGAACAGCTCCGTCGCGTGATGCGCGACGACTTCGAGTCCTTCTTCCGCATCAACCCTCCCGGCAAAGAGTACATCTACGGCCAGCACACGCTCGAAATAATCAACCGCCTAGACCGTGCCGTAAAGGACTACGAGCGCGGTATCTCGACGAACCTCGTCGTCACGGTCCCCTACCGGCACGGCAAGAGCGACATCGTCAGCCGCCGGCTCCCGGCATGGTTCCTCGGCCGCAACCCGGATGCCGAGGTCATCCTCGCGTGTCACAGCGACCAGCTCGCCCACGACCTGAGCCGCAAGGCGCGCGAGTGCTTCCACGAGCAGAGCTGGGTCTTCGAGCAGGCACTCTCGATCGAGTCTCATGCCGTCGGGCACTGGGAGATCGCCGATCACGCCGGCAGCATGAGCGCCACGGGCATCGGGGGAGCGATCGTCGGGCGAGGCGCGGACCTGCTGATCGTCGACGACTACCTGAAGAGCCGCCAGCTCGCGGAATCGCAGCTCATCCGCGACCGTCAGTGGGACAGCTTCAACGACGATCTGCGAACACGTCAGGCGCCGGTCCACATCACCGTGATTTGTGCTACCCGATGGCACGAGGACGATCTCGTCGGGCGCGCGCTGATCCGCTGCGACCCCGACCACAAGGACTACAACGCGAAGGCTCCCGTCTTCGAGGAGCTGCGCTACCCGATGCAGGCCGAAGACGGCGAGTGGTTGTTCCTGCAGCGCTTCCCGGAGTCGTGGTACGAGCAACAGCAGTCGAACCTCGGGACCTATGGATGGAACTCGCTGGGTCAGCAGGACCCCCAACCGCGCGAAGGCAACCTTCTGCGCGCTGACATGGTTCGGTTCCTGCCGGACGGCGAGTTCGACAAACTAACGGCCGGCGCGCGCTGGGTACGGGGCTGGGACCTCGCGTCCAAGAAGAAGGAGCGCGTCAAGGCCGATCCGGACTACACCGTTGGGACGCGGGCGACGATCCACAAGGGTGTGATCTACGTCGACGACGTGGTCAAGGGTCAGTGGAGCGCGGTCGCCCGAGACAAGATCATCGAGGAGTGCTCGCTCTCCGACGGCCAGAACACGCCCGTCTACCTGGAGTGCGTCGCCGGCTACACGGACGCGTACGACTACGTCACCCGGCTGCTTGCCGGCAAGGCCATCGTCCGGAAGTACACTCCGATCGTCGACAAGGTAGCGCGTGCCTCACAGTTCGAGGCGAAGTTCGAGCTGGGCATGGTCGTCTGCCGCAAGGCCGAGTGGAACGCCGACTGGATCCGCGTGGTCAACTCCTTCCCGACCGGAGCACACGACGACGACGTGGACAGCTTCGTCGTGGCGCTCAACGAGATGATCAAGATGGACGATAGATTGGGGATATCGACGTGATAACGATGACCGAAAAGGATTTCCAGGACGTCCTGACTACCTTCGGCATGAAACAGCTCATGCGGGGTATGTCGACCGGGCTCAACGTTGCCGCTATGGCGTATCAGGATGCGCTAGAGCGCGCGGAGTTCGTGGGATTCCCGCTGATGGTCGACCGCGTCATGGAGTCGATAGACAATGCGTTCGCCGACACGCCGTTCCAGATTAACCGAAAGAGCGAGGACGAAGAGGAGGCAGACGATGGGGCTGTTTAGTTGGCTCGCGAAGCGACGGGTCGAGAAGGCGATCGGTACGCTGAAGCAGTACGCCGGCAAGGATCGCGCCGAACTCGCGCGAGAGGGCGGTTGGAACATGCTCGCCGGCGCCGATTTCAACTGGCTGACGAGCCAGTGGCAGAATGCGAATAGCATCTGGAAGCGGTTCTCCGAGAAGGACATGGAGATCGCGTATGCCGCGGCGTCCACCATCCACGCGTGCATTCGCATCAAGTGCATCACGGCGCGGCAGGCGTGGTTCGAGGTCGGCTCCTACAGCGCGAAGGGATGGAAGTCGATCGAGAATCATCCGTTCTACCAGCTCATGCGCCGACCGAACGGGGGGCAGGACACGGCCGGCTTCATCTGGGAGTTCGTCGCCCACGCCGAGACGACGGGATGGAGCTACGTTTGGAAGCTCCGCGACCGGGGCGGCAACGTCATCGCGATCCAGCCGCTCCCGAAGAGCTGGGTCCGCAAGCACCACAACGACCGGACCGGCGTCTTCGAGCACTACGCAATCAAGTCGTCATTGACCGGCGGCGAGATCCACATCAGGCCCGAGGACATGTTCGTCATGAAGTACCCGAACCCGGCAGACCCGACCGGGGCCGCCGGACCGCTCGGCGCCGCACTGCGCGACCTCCAGGTGGACGACGCCCGTGCGGACCTGTTGATCGAGATGCTCTCTAACCTGCACTTTCCTGGCGCGATCTTCAAGAGCGAACACGGCTGGACGCCCGACGACAAGGAGGAGGCGCGGGCCGTGCTCCGCGACGTGATAGGTCCGGGCAAGCGCGCCAACCCGCTATTCGTCAACGGCACGAAGTCCGAGGTCGAGCTGCCGAAGCCGCCGCCGGACATGGACTGGCCCGGCACCGCGATGCAGGCCGAGACACGGATCTGCGCGGCGTTCGGGGTTCCGCCCATCATGGTTCACTTCCGCGCAGGGCTCGAGAACGGAACGTACAGCAACTACGAGCAGGCGCGCCGATCCTTCTACCAGGACACGATGCGGTCGCTCTGGGACATGATGGCCTCCGCGTTCGAGCGGGGCCTTCTGATCGACGAGGGTGAAGATGACCTCGAGATGCGTGCGAACTACGACGACATCCCGGAGATGCAGGAGGACGAAGACAGGCGTCACGAGCGAATCCGCAATGACTTCCACGGCGGCCTGATGATGTGGAACAAGGCGATCGAGGCCGTCGGTGGTGAACCGCTCCCCGGCAAGATGGGTGAGATCTACCTCTGGCCGATGGCTGTCCAACCGATCGAGATCTCGAACGAGCCTGGCGGCAGCGCGCTGGAGGAAGAAGAGATCGAGGAAGACGACGAACTAGACGAGGAGCATCTCGACGACGATGGCGTAACGGTCGAGGACGAAGAGGAAGCGGACGACGAAGAGGAAGCCGCCGGCGGGAAGTCGATCATCGTCGTCGGCAGCTAGAAAGCGAGGGATCTCATGGTCAGCAGCATTGGAGTGGTCGGTGCAGGATTCGTCGGCGGGGCTGTGGCGCGCGGTTTTGGCGGTCTCACCGACGTCAAGATCTACGACGTAGACCCAAAGCGCGCCACGTACCCGTTCGCCGACGTGGCGGAGCAGGACGTCGTTTTCATCTGCGTCCCGACGCCGACGAACAGCGGTACCGGAGCGTGCGATCTGACGATTCTGGACAGCGTGCTGGAGCGTCTGAATGCGATGCAGAGCCAGGGCGTGCCGGTCGGGATCGTCGTCGTCAAGTCGACAGTCCCTCCCGGAGTCGTGCTCCGATACTGCACGCGGTACTCGGCGTTGCGGTTCGTGAGCAACCCGGGGTTTCTGACGGAGCGAACGGCGGACTACGATTTCCAGAACCCGAAGCGCGTCGTACTGGGCT